ATGCACCGATGGGGTCACGGTCGAAACCATATTCCTGCATGAGTCTGGCGAAAGCTACTCAACCGGCAAGCTGCATGTACCGGCCAACAAAAAGGACGCGCAGGGTTACGGCTCTGCGTTGACCTATGCACGCCGCTATAGCCTGATGACCGCTTGCGGCATTGCGCCGGAGGATGACGACGATGGGCATCAAGCCAGCAAAGCCGCCCCGAGTGATGAATTTGCAGAGTATGAAGCCCAGCACCTTGATGACTTCCGCGCTGTTGCGTTGCGCGGCATCAAGGAATTGAACGACAAATTTGAAAAGTTGCCGAAGGGCAAACTGAAAAACATGTTTTGGACCAAGCACCGCGACAGCTTGATCAAAGCTGCGAATGATGTGGCGTGATGTTTTGACAACTTCCAATGAACGAAAGGATTGAGAAATGATGAAAGAGAACCAAGACGACGGGTACAAGATTTTTCTTGACTACCGCAACATTCAGATCGGCAAGGGCCGAATCTTGTGGGGAACTGAAACCCAGAACAGCAAGATGCAACATTTCAAAGAGGGCTGGGTTCTTCCCGGCGGGCAACGCACCAAAGATGAAAAAGTTGCTATTGAATGGGCAAAGTGGATTGATGCGAATTCACGATAAAAGGTGGGGAAATGATGCTTCTACAACCTCTTTCGATGAACTTTGTTTTTCAAGCCATGCTTGATGCTCAAAAGGCAAGAACAATAGCCGAGATGTGTAGCGATGATCTTGATGAATATGTCAACACCAATGCGCCCATCATTGTTCAGATTGGCGACTTTGGCTATGTGGTCACCGGCTGCGGAGGCGATCCCGACTTAGAAAATTTTGTGCTGTCGGTTGCTGACGAACCTGTGTGTGAATGGGTCGACGGTGAATGCGTCAAACTAAATGGTGATGATTAATGGACCAACGCACAGACGAATGGTTCGCCGCCAGACTAGGCAAGGCCACTGCATCGCGCATGGATGACATCTGCGCCAAGACCAAGACCGGATATTCCGCTTCGCGTGAGAACTATGCGGTGGAGCTGGCGCTGGAAACCTTGACGCAACGCAAGGCTGAAGGGTTTGTCAAAGCAGCGATGCAATGGGGCATTGACAAGGAACCGGAGGCGCGCGCAGCGTATGAGGTTGCCACCGGCAACTTTGTGCAGGAGGTCGGCATCTATGACCACCCAAGCATTCCGATGTCTGCGGCCAGCCCAGATGGTCTGGTGGGCGACGATGGTCTGATTGAGATCAAATGCCCGGAATCCAAGCAACACCTACGCAATCTGATCTCGCGCAAACCTGACACCGGCTACATGCTGCAAATGCAGTGGCAGATGGCATGCACTGGCCGTCAGTGGTGCGATTTCTGTAGCTACGATCCACGCTTCCCTGAACAGCACCAGTTGCTAATCGTGCGGGTGTTAAGAGATTCCAAGCTGATCGAAGACTTGGAAAAAGAGGTCCGGTCATTCCGGGCAGAAGTTGACGCTATTGTTGAAAAACTGAGGAACATTAAATGATGAAGCTAATCGGGGTCGGAAGACTCGGCAAGGATGCAGAACTGCGTTACACCACAAACGGGAAGCCGGTAGTCAATTTGACTCTTGCATGGAACTATGGGAAGCCTGACGAAGAAGGCATAAAGGCTACTCAATGGGTTGACATTGCTTTTTTTGGCCCGCGAGCAGAAAAAGTGCAGCCTTATCTAAAGATGGGCACAGCCTTGTTTGTCGATGTGAGTGACGTTCACGTTGAGACATACCAAAAACTTGATGGAACTACTGGCACAAAGCTGACCGGCACTGTGTTCGAGGTTCACTTTGTCGGCAGCAGGCCAAGACAAGAAGAGCCGAGAAAGCAATCAACCTATGAACAGGACGTGCCCTTCTGACCATGAAAAATATCAACACCCCCCGCACGCTGGCCGATTGCGAGTTCACGGTCGGATACCCAATCGTTGACCTGAACCGCCACAAGGTAAAGGCAATCTCAACCGCACTTGTCATTTGCGGCGCATACGTTGTGCTGCCTATAACACTGGTGCTGATCCTGCTCTATGTTTGAGCGTGCCGAAGATATAGCGAATGAGCAGGAGGCTATCAAAGCCTTCCTGCGCGTCTTCAACTGTGAAGCACGCAAGATGGAGGTGGCCGCGTTTTGCGACTACCAGCTAATCAACAAAGGCAAGCTGGTTGGTTACGTCGAGATCAAGACGCGCAAGTACACCATGCCGCAGATCGAAAGAATGGGCGGCTACAAGCTGGCGCTTCAGAAGTGGGACACGGCGCGGCGCATCTGCGGGGTCCATCGTGTCGAGTTCATCCTGCTGCTCAAGCTGCTGGACGGGTACTACTATCACATCACGCGGGACTTCCATATTGATGACTGCGTTGAAGAATGGGGCCGCAAAGACCGCAACCATGTCAGTGCGATTGAGCCGGCCATCGTGCTTTACTCAAGCAGATTTAAGAAACTATGAAACCAGAAGAACGCATCGAAAATGAAATGGTCTACATCGAAAACAAGGCCATTTACGTGTGTGGCGCCGGTCAAGATGACCAAACCGCACGGTTCCGAAACGCTTACATTTGCGGCTTTCTCAAATCGTCCCTGCTAAGGGCTTACGAACGCATCGAAGAATTGGAAAAGAAGTGCTCAATCCGAAATCGAATAGTCAGGGAAGATCAGTAGCTTGCCCGGTATGCGGCGAAAAGACCAAGGTGCTGGAAAAGCGCAAACGGGAGGATCGCTTCTACCGAAGAAGGAGATGCCCGAACCAGCATATCTTCTCAACGTCAGAGAGTTTCTCGCTGCCGAATGTAGAAGAAATCCTACATACGGGGAGGCGTGGCGGCGCGAGTGTGAAGCCCGCTACGTCCTCTCAAAGCCACGTGCAGAGCGTGGACCATATCTTCTCGGTGTGGAAGAGAAGCGTGGAGCTAGAGCCAGAGCCGAGCTAGAGCAAGCGATTCTTGTCGAGTGGAAAAAGAAAGCCCCCTCGAAGGGGGGCTAAATCTGAGTCCATCCGACGAACTCAGCAGGAGAGAGGCAACTACGCTTCCATCATAGCGAGGTTTGCCTTCAAGCGCGGGTCATCAGGCGCAAATTCCAAAGCTTTTTTGCAGTGCTCAAGAGCTTCTGCTTTCATGCCCAAATGCCATGCTGCGATGCTTAGGTAATCGTGAGGCTTCTCCGTCCACACTGACGGGTCCATTGTGTATACAGCCGCCTTGTCCTTGATCTCAAGGGCTGTTCGACAAGCCGCATAGCACTCAGGCCAATTGTGCGTTGAATAGGCCAACTCAGCCACTCGAACCCAAGGCTCTCGGGTGTAGGGGGCTTCTGCCGTTGCCCTGCGCGCCCAAGTAAGTGCTTGCCAATAATCGCCCTTGGCTTGATAGGCTTCCGACAGCAGGCGCATTGCATAACAGCGTTCGTTTTGCCAAGTCGCCTCGGGCATTTTGAGGTAGTAATTGAGCCGGTCAATCGCTTCATCCCAAAGCCGATAAAAGGTCAGTTCCCGAGCAAAGTAAAAAGCATTCCGAGGGCAGCGAGGGTCTTCAGCAACTGCCATCCTAAGCAGCGGAAGATACTGTCCCCGGCTCTTGGTCGGGTCCGGATGGTGGCTGACAAGCAATTGGTCTGTGTCGGCATAGATTTCTGTAATGCGGCCATCCGGCACCGGGTACTCATGGACTGGGTGATGCCACCGATAGCCGTGGCGGGCGTGTATCTTTTCGTACTTGAACCGGATGTTGTGGCCCCAATCGAACATATACCGAAGTCGGGTCGTCTTGCCCAACTCCCACACCCGTTCGATTTCTTCGCGCCATCCCGGCTCTAGCACTTCGTCTAGGTCGAGACTGATGCACACATCAATGTCTTTGGGGATAAGGGCTAATGCCGCGTCCCGCGCTTTATCGAAGCGCCAAGGGGTGATGCAGATGTCGTAGACCGTAGCGCCACACTCGGCAGCTTTGACTGCGGTGTTGTCCTCAGAGCCGGTGTCGGCAATCAGGATCAGGTCAGCATCCTTAGCTGACGCGCAGAATCGTTCTACAAATTGTTCTTCGTTCTTGCTGATCGCATAAACGCAAATTTTCATCTTGTCTTATCCTAAAAGGGCAGCTTCAGCCTGCCGCCGAAGGGTTAGCCCTTTCATAACCCTGCCTGCGGCCTTGTTCCACTTGACGATTTCTTCTTGCGCTCCCGACCAATCTTGAGCGTCTACCCGCTTCTTGAGTGTCGAGATGCGGTAGTTGCCTAGACCGCAGTTGTACGCGAAAGAGATGATAGCCGCAAGCCTGCGTGCGGGTTGCTTTAGAAGGATCGGGGACAGCTTCAGCACCCCCGCGCAGAAGTGCAGCAAATGATTGTCTAGCGATTCCTGCGCCTGCGCCTCAGTCCACACCGTGTCAGGCGTTACCTCGGGTCCGGTGCTGCCCCATCCAATCGTCCAAGGATGCCCGCCTGTGCCGGGGTCGGGATAGGCTTTGCAAGACCCGTCAGGCAAGCGTTTGGCGTAACCCTCAAAGGGCTTGCACAGTGTTTCCCGAGCGATCTTGATAGCTTCGGAAGTCACTTCTGATACTTCTCGATGCTTCTTCCGACGAACCAAAAGGTCAGGCACATATTCAGCATGGCGAAGTCGTCGGCATCCCATACACGGGTGATGACCTCAGACCAATGCCCGCCTGATTTGAATGCCATGTAGATTGCCGCCGCCTTGACGGTGGCATACATGAAGAACAGCGCCCAAGTGATGCCGGGTCGCACGAGCGCAGAGACAGCCGCCACGAACCATCCCGCCTCTTTAGCGGTTGTGGCCTGTTCTTTGAAGGCTTCCTTGATGGCGTCGAGTTGGTTGACGCTGTAGTCAACGTATCGCTCTTCCATCTTGAACTGACCGCGCATCTTCTCAAGGTCGGTCTGAAGCGTGAACATGGATAGTTCGTGCTTGCGCTCGTTGCCCTTGTCCATGAACTTCAGGACTTCAGGGGCAAGCCGGAATAGACCGCCGAAAACTGAGCCGAGTAAACCACCGCCAAGCATTTCAAACATATTAGGCTCCCAAGGCCACAAGGAAAAGAATTACTCCGGCTGCGCCCACCCCGATGGAAGCGTAGAACAAACTCAGGGTGACGGCAAGAATGGCCGCAGAGGACAGGACAATGGCCAGTTGCAGCGCCATGCCGGAGTAGGAGTAGTACGAAGACTTGGCCTTGGCTGCGTCGCGCTTGGCTTCAGCAGCGCGGGCCTTTTCCATGATCTCGTCCATGTCGGCGCGTTGCTTAACGGCCTTCTGTTCGTGGTTGGTGACTTCGTAGATAGTCGCCCGGACGTTCTTGGCTTGATACCACGCCCACAGGTTGTTCGACTCTATGGTTCCATTGAGAACCGCAGAGGAGTTCCTTCCGGCAAAGTAATTTGTAACAGCAAGGAGTAGAGCAAGCAGGCTAATAGAAACCGCAGCAAGAGCCTTGACATGGGCTTCCCTCTCTGACCGGCTTGCGCCTTCCGGCGGCTTTCTAAAACTCATTGCTGTACCTTGCCGATGATGTAGTAGCCCAACCCAATCAAGGCGACCGCGAGGAAGGCGATGCCCGCACCATACTTGGCGTTGAGTATGAATTCCTGCTGCCGAAGTCGATGCTCTCGGTCTTTCTTTTCGCGCTCCTTCTTGAGTCGGATGCGCTCCATGATCATTTCGTTGTAGACGCTCTCACCGTAGTGAGCAACGATCAGAATCTTGAGTTCGTATTCCTGCTTGATCAATGCCTGCTTGTGCATCGTGATCTGCAAGGCTTCCTGCTCAATGCTGTCGTCGTGCAGCAGTCGCTT